TTGATAACTCACCTTTTCTGAATTGTAGACTTTTTTCGTCTGCAATCGTTGAAATATTATTCAAAGGTTCAATCATTTTGTCAACATCTTCCATCAAATCTATCCAACCTTGTGTGGACATCGTTGAGAAGCGTTCTTCATAGTATTTTTGAAGCTCTGGGTTCATTGTCTAGTCATCTGTTTTTCAACAATCTTAGCTTTGTTCTGAATATCTGCCTCTTTTAACATCAATTCAGCAATTTTGACCCGTTTATCAAACTCTTTTGAAGCTAAAGCGTCATCAGTAGGGAGGTTTTTTGTGTTAGCCGCCATGCTCTTAGCCTGAAGTTCAATAGGCATCAACTGAGCCTCTGTTAACAACTTCTGAGCCTCTGCTTTGTTCTGCTCTGCTTGAGTGGTTTGGACAGCAATCTGTGCTTGAGCCAGTTGCAAAGCCAGTTGTTGTTGCATCTGAGCCGCCTGTTGGGCTTGTGGATCAGCTGTAGACATCTTATCAAGCATGGCAATTAACTCATATCTGTTTGACAGAGAAGAATTAGCCATAATGCCCTTCAAAATGATAGGCAAAACAGGCGTATTTGGGCCAAGAGTCTGGAGTAAACCAATCATTTGTTGTTGTTCATGCTCACGGGCGATGATTCCCAACGCAGCAGTCGGAATAAACCTCATGTCCACAGTAGGATAACGCTCGGGGTCGAACTGCATATAGCGATAGGCGGCTTTGGTGATGAAGGGGATCATAAAATCCTCTTGGAAGTTCACCAATGTACGTTTGTATTTCTTGATAATCGAAGCTACTGCCATCGAAATACCACCCTGACCCGCATCTCTGGCAACGGCAGATACCATTCCCTGAGAGTCAAGAGTGCCTGTTGCCATTAAAAGCATACGTTCAAACTCTTTAGCAGTCGTCAGGTTAGAACCATCAGTATTACCAAACTTAAATGGGAACAGAATCTCATTGGGATTGCCGTTTGTCAGGATTGCCTTGCCTGGCTTGACTTCAAACTTAGCACCTCGTGGTAGGCGAGTGGCATCCATAGCCATCATTGGGCTAGTTGTCAAAGCGAGAGAGTCTAAGTGGCTACGAACTTGGGCATCTATAGCCTTTTGTGAGTTGTAAGCCTTCTCTACAGTGCCACGACCCAACAAGCGATTAGGAACTGTGTCGTCCTGATAGGCTAGGATTGGGCGGTCTTTCATCATGTATGGGTTCTTTTCTGCTTTCAAAAGAACACCATCATTGGCAATCACGATAATTGCCTCAACCAAATCGGAATACTCATCCTGAATAGAGTCTTCAGGGAATAAATCTTCTACTTCTGCTCCATCTTCTATCTCATCAAGGTACTCACGGGGAACGAGTCCATAGTAAGTTAGGAGCTTTACTTTGTCGTCTTCGTACTGAGTAATCTCTTGTGTAGGCTCTAAGTCTGTGTCCATAGAGTCCGTACCGACCTTTACCTTGCGATAAATGCCATCTTCCTGACCCTTAACGACCTTGTGGATAGAGACATACTTCTCAATAGCCACACCCATACAGTCATCAATAGACGTACCATTGGGGTCAAACAAGAAGTTACGGGGGTTTACAGGAACAATCTTGACGGCAATTCGGTCTTTTTCTACTACACCGATAGCTGCTTGACCGATTTGACCAGGTATTGCTTGGGTGCTCGGAACAAAGATTTTCTCTGTTTTAACAACAATCTCACCGATTCCAGTGCCATAAAGTTCAGCTAATAACTCAATTTGGTCGATAGACTTGCGAATCTTATCAACCTTGAAGTCTTCCATCAGTTGTGCTTTGATAGCCTCAACGTCTAGGGGACTGCCATTGACATCACGAATATCATCTTGGATATCAAAGAACTCACCCTGACCAAAGATGGCTTCCATGATCTCGGCATGGCGTGTCTCTACGGCTTGTTGGGTAGCGGGAGTAACGATTCTTGAACGCTCGGAATCCCTAGTCTTGTCTTGGGAGTCCCATTCACCATTGAAGATACGCTCGTATTCAAGCCAATCATCAAGGTAGTTTGTGTCCCGATAGTCCCTCCAGCGATCACAATGATCTACAACGAAGGAAACCAGTTCCTTATCTGAGTCGCTAGGTTCTTGGAATTCCATTCTTATACCCCTGAAATAATATCTATCGGTTCCCACTCCTCGGAGTCATCTTCTTCCATATACGAAGTGACAGCAAGTTGGTCAATGTAACTAAGGGAGTCTGGCAAGTCATCGTGAACCCCTTGTGCAGGGAACAGGATTAACTGGTCTACGAACTCATCCCAATCTTCTTCCGAATTTAACACAATTCTGCCATGCTCGAACCTACCTTGTAAAGCCCAGATGATTCGATCCGCTTTTTTTCTATTCCCGTGGGTCAAATCTATGATGTGGGCATAGGTGTTGTTTTTTCGCATAAGGTCGCTCAGATAGGGCAAAACAGCGTTCTTGAGTGCCCCCCTCTCTATCCCTACACTAAGGGGTCGGTAGTCCCTAATGGCTATCAGAATCTTAGAAGCCGTCTCCCTGATGTCCCATCTCCCGTGTTCAATCTTCTCAACAAACCACTTCCCATCGTCTGTGACCTTCACGATAGAGATAGCAGACTCATCCAGACGCTTCTTAGAATTAGCCGCTTGTTTGGCAACTTCCTCGAATCCTGCAAGGTCAACAGCGATGTAATAGCTTCCGTGTTCAGGTTTTACCCCGTATTTGATCCATTCTTCCTTGAAGATATCTGAACCCGCATTGGTAAACGAAGCCATATACTCTTGTTTGAAAGCAAAGGTAGATAGGGTCTTTTTAGCACTTTCTATCTCTTTTTGGTCAATCAGAGGGTTATCAGCAGTGGTGAAGTGCCAACTCTTCCAATCAGGATCATCCTCGCTCTCGCCTAGTTTAAAGGTATCGTAGAACCAATTTCTCCCCTTGGGAGTCCCAATAAAGAGTGCTCTACCTCGTTTATCAGACAAACTGGCACGAATGACCTGTTCCCATGCTTCTGGTTTAATGTCGGCAACCTCGTCTAGTACGGCATAGGTCAGAGACACACCACGAAGGGTATCGGGTCTATCCGCACCACGGACGTAGATCCTAGCCCCGTTTATCAGGGTAATATCTAGATTGTTTACGTGGGAGGACTGAATAACCTCTCTGCCAAGGTCTAGCAGTAAGTCCCAGATAATCTGCCTCGACTGTCCCATAGTAGGTGAAACATAAAGAACCGCAGAGCCTTGTGGACACTTGAGTCCTTCTATCAGCAGGGTAACTGCCGCCATTCGAGATTTACCGCATCTACGCCCAGCAGCCACAACCTTGAACCGAGTCGTGTCTTTGAATACCTCTTGTTGCCAAGGAAGGAGACTAAAGTTCAGATCAGCCATACTTAGCCTCTATATCTTCTGCTTGCTCGACAATAGTCGGCTCTTGTCCCAAACCAGTGATATTGATGGTTACAGCACTTCTCTGGCTCTTATCCTTTTCAAACAAAGAAACAGGAAGAGTCCTATCTAAACACATCTTAAGGGCTACTAATTGATGTGGATGCTCATCATTAAGGGCTATCTCTATCACCTTCTGAGCCACATCCTTACCTCCACTCCTAATCATCAACTCCTTTAGCTCCTTGAGCCTTTGATGGTCTGTCTTAGGCAATATAGCTGGTGGGTTGTCAGCAAACCTCTGTATGGTCATCTTGACACTCCCCTTGGGTCTTCCTCTTCCTCGTTTTAGAGCTTCCATTTATCCTCCTTGGATGGTTTTAGCTTTTTCAGAATGGGGGAGGCTCCACAAATATCTACAAGCCCGACCCACCCCCTCCCCCCCCATCATCGGGTTTCTACTACTGTCTATCCGTACACCACTGGCTAAACGTACAGTCATAGGGTTTACCATGATAGGGTTTCTACTCATAGGGTTTACCCTTATCAGGTCTAAATGCGAATGATTCTCATTTGCGTTTGGGATGCGCATAGAAGCGATGCACCATTTTGGATGTACTTGATTTAAATGAGAACTATTCTTGTTTACCCTTCCCTTAGTGTTTACCCTATTATTGAATACTCTGTTTAGGGTTGTTGTTTATTCCCGACATAGTTAGTAACTAACCCTAGTCTCTCAAATGGTTCATCTATTCTATAACCCAATGAATGCAAATGTTGGTAGAGTGCTAATAGATTCTCGAAACCTTGGGAAATATTACCTTGACCAACTGTTAAGAGGATTTGACGTTTGGGGTTGTCTAGTTTTCTGCGGAACTGAACTGTATCAATTTTGGGAGGTCTAGCCATTGTCCAACCTTGAAAAGAATTAAATTAAATTAATTGTACTTTATTAGGGTTTGTCCCTATTCTTTTTTTCTTTTTTGTTGCTATTCTATATAGACCGAACTAGCGGATCTAGTGTCTTTTAATAGGTGTTAACAATGACCAAATCAGAACAATTTGCCCTCGATGAGTGGCTATATGATTACCCAAAAACCGCAACATTTGACGACATTTTGTATTTGTTGCTAGACGAAAACGACACAACCATTGTGTCTTATCCCCAAGGGGAATCAATGTCCAAACGTGATTTGGCAAACTGTATTTCAGGAACACAAACCCATTTTGCATTTTTTACAGGGGAAGCTTGAACCATGAAAAACAATTTTTTCCCCACATTGTCAGAAGCTTTAGAATCTGAAAACCTCTCCCATACTTGGGATGGAACACCTATAGCCTATGGGCAAACCATTGGGAAAACCTTTGACGATGGATCAAGGTTTGGCTATTACGTTTCGGTTTATCGGGACGAACGTGGATTCTATGAACGTCCTATTCATTACAAGAGGGGCTAACCATGAATGACAACCAAAAAGACATCCTTTGTGCCATTGGATTAGGTCTAATCCTTTGCGTAGGTTTGTTGGCTTATTTTGACATTTTGGTCAAATAGTTCGGCAGCATAGGGTTATCCCTAGTTTTCCAGGTGTTCGCAAATCACTAAAATTGCACTCTCAATCAACTTTTAATAGGTGTTCACATGAAAACTCTTGAATTAAACGAAGACTACCAAAATGATTTTGATGGCAAATTTGGTTTTGTTTTTGACCATACGTTTGTGACTAACCCAACAACATCATTTTGTGGGAGGTTTTCAGAATCTCCCGAAAAATATGGTTTTGAGATTTGGCATACAGGATCAGGTTGTACAGGACATGGTCAATTGTTCCTTTTAGATGGAAAAGAGGTTTTAATGCTTATTACCGATGGCAATCTGAACCATGTTTCCAATGAAACAATTCAATCGGAGGTTGGTTTATTTGATCCCAACATGGATGAATGTTTTGACCATTGGTCAATCTCTAGATAATTAACTTTTTAAATAGGTGTTAAAAATGAAACCATACTCACAAAACGAAATCAACGATCTAGCGGATTCTGCCCTTGATGTTGCTTGTGCATTTATTCAAGAACAATTGAACGTCCAAACGGGAGATTTAGCGGGTTTGTTCTTTTCAGGCAACCAAAAAGAGATCATTGAATCAATCTTTGAAGCTTATATTAGAAGCGAGATAGGGGCAAAGAATGAAGCTTGAAACAATCTCTCTTTGTGGCGGGTTTAATGGTCTATATATGCCACACCCACTAGGTCGGGAAAAATTTGGCTATTTCTTGATAACCGATTCAATGGGTGAACAACCTCCAATTGTTGGTGAAAAATGTGCCATAGGTTGGTATACGGACGATGCCCAATTCTTGGGTTATCTAGACGTTGACCGATGGATTCAACTGTAATTTTTTCTTTTTTAATAGGTGTCAATATGCGAAATCCTTACAAAATGATCCTCCAACGAGAGGGCTTACCTTACAAAACCCTTTTGGGTACGTCATCCACTAAAACTGTAAAAGGGGAAAGGCTTGGTTTTCTAACCGCTATCCTTTATTTGACCCCTGATGACAATATTTGTGCGATGGCTAGACTAGCGGGTTGTATGGAGGGTTGTTTGTACTCATCGGGTAGGGGGGCTTTTAATTCGGTTCAAAACGCTAGAAAAGTCAAAACCGATTTTTGGTATGCCAACCAAAGGGCATTTTTATTGTCACTTTGTGCGGACGTTTGGTCATTGCACCGATCTGCAGCAAAATCAAATCAGAAGCTTTTGGTGCGTCCAAATGGGACAAGTGATATCCCTTGGGAGAATTTTAGGGTTTTGGATGATAAAACTATTTTCCAATTGTTTCCCGATGTACAGTTTTATGACTATACAAAACATCCCTCGAGAAAATTAGAAGGCAAAACAGCGGGCAATTATGACCTTACATATAGTTTTTCGGCTATTACCCCAAAACCGATTTCTATCAAAGGTCTATCAAATCCCAACAATTTTAGGGTTGCAGTAGTGTTTCAGAAAAAGGAGGATATCCCTTCAAGCTTCCGATCTTGGGAAGTTATTGATGGAGACGACACCGATGTTAGACACATCGAACCAAAAAATGTGGTTGTTGCCCTTTATGCCAAAGGGAAAGCCAAAAAAGATACTTCGGGTTTTGTTCAGATTAAAGGGGTTCACTATGCATAAATATCAATTGGCAATAGAAAACTATGAGTTTTCAGATAAAGTTAAATCAAAATCTATTATGAACATAATAAAACATTATGAAGGGGTTATTGATGACGCTAGTAACTCAACTATTTATTTTGGGTTTCCAGATGAATTAAAACAATTATGTGTTAATGGTTCATTGCATGAAATTGGTGTTTGCTGCAATCTTTGGATTGAAGGGGTGAGAAAATGAAATTCTACAAAGCCATTTTAGATTCTAGACGTTTTCATTTTGAAGCTTATGCCATTAATGAAACACTAGCCAAAGAACACCTAAAAAAGGGGTTAAATAATCATGCAAAGGATTATCAAATGCCCCTTGATTGGTGGCATGAATATGGTAATGATATTTATGTTGTTGAAATTAAAATCGGTTCACCCTCTTTCAATTCATGCTATCGGGACAATCATTTAATATTGGAGAAAAAATGATTTATGCTTGTTTAGCCCTAATCCTCCGAATACTTAGCGGAAAACGCTAAACCCTCAAGCCCTCTTCGGAGGGTTTTTTATTGCCTGATGCATACCAACTATTGACCTATGCCAAAAAACCGCTCAAAACTCGTTTAAATCGATCCTAGAGGGCTTTTTGTTGTCCATCAATAGTCGGATTGTCTCGTTTAGTGCGGATAGCTCATCCATTTTATAGACGTTCCATAACCTACGTTGACCATGAATCCCGTTTACCGATCCTCTGTGGCAATCTGCACAAAGTGGCATTGATGTAAACCATTGACCTTGGTTAATCTCGTGGCATTCGCTTGGGGGGCTTGCCTGGCAAATAATGCAGGGCATGAGTTTAATCTTGGCAATATGCAACCTTTCACCTGCGCTAGGCTTGGGTTTATTCTTGCTTTGCATTATTGGGTTGCCTTGATTTCCATTCGGGCTGAGTACTGTTCAGTTCTCCAAACCTCAATTCGGGCTTGAGCTGCGGTCATTAGCCATCGATATTTCTCCTCTTTTTCTACCGCTTGCTTGATTCCCTCAAGTATTTGGATATATTCGGGGTGAGCATAAGCAAAGGTTTCCTGTTTGCCAAGTACCTCAGTCCCTGCTTGGCTTGCCAGTTGAGCCTTGCGGGATTTCCTAAACTCTTCCAAATACATCCGATCCGCTTTTGCTTTTGCATATAGCGGTGCGGTATCGATTAGGTATTGGATGGCTTTGGTTGGTTCGTTCATACATCCTCTTGCTTATAGTTCAGTTTGTGATGCTGAAAACGCATTGCCGCTTCGCACTCCAGTTCTTTAAAAGACTCATCGCTAAACAACCCAATGACATCCCGACCCTCGAACCAAACCTCTTTGATTGACTCATTGAAGGTTGAATCCTCGTCTTGCTGATACTCGTAAACTACTGTTACCACTTCGCTACCAGCACCTACTATCGTATGAAATTCCCAAGTTTTTTCCATGATGTTGACTCCTGTTTAAAAATTAAATCTTACCTATTTGCTTGCGTAATACCATAGGGATTTACCCTAATCTAAGCACTCTTTTACGCAAATATCAACGCCTGGCAGACTTGAATAATTCTTAGAAACGTGGATGTTGATGATCTGCGAATCGTCATGGTAGACAACCCCGTTCATGCCATCTTCCACACTTTTTAGGATGTTACTTGCGTCAGGCTTCTTTGTTGGCTTTTCTGAGCCGTTTTCAATGGCTTGTAGTCTCTTTTTGGTTGCCGATGCGGGGATTGGCACTCGAATGTAAAGATAAAGGCTCACAGGGGTTTCTAGCGGTTCTGAGCCGCCCATTGCCTCGATTGCAGAATCTTTGATTAAGGTTTCATAGGCTCTTGTCTTCTCAGGGGTGTAAGTTTGCACAAAGTTTCCCCTTTTGACGTATCTAGCCCTTTGTTTGCCAACAGGGTTAGCGTCTACTTTAAAAGTTACCATAAATGTCATTTGATTAAATCCTCAACTTTTTGTATCTTTTTCCCAATCCAGTTCATAACTGGTACTGCCATGCTATTTCCCAATGCTTTGTATCTTGGGCCATCAGCGGTAGGCTTTCCCTTGGGTTTGATGTCGGTGTAATAGTCTGGAAATCCTTGGAGTCTCTCGCACTCTACACAAGTTAATCTCCTAACCGCTACTGGTTGGGCAACAAAGGTCTGTGCATGATGGGATTGGGGACTTGGTTGTAGTGCTTTGAGGGCATTAGCGACCTCTAGTTCTGTGGCACTAAACGTATTGGCTTTGGCATCTTCTCGGATCGAGTAAGCACTTGTCATTGGAATGTAGGTTTCATGCTCAGTTACGGCATTGCCAGGTCTAGAGATTCCAGCCGTTGAAGACAGTAAAGTAGACATTACATCTGGCACACCAGTTGGAACTAATCTGCCCGTATAGGCATCTTGTCCACTATAACTGCCAGGGTGAGTGTCAGCACATAAAGTTCCTACAGTGAGCTGGATGCCACTTTCGTCAACGCTTGAAGAAGAGCAGGAGGAAGCTCCTTTCCTCTTTTGTCGGCTCGGTGGAGGATTCCCTTGCAAGCTCGCTCGCTCAAAAAGAACCGCTGCGGCAGGTCGCCAGTCTCCAAGATATCCGACAACGAACACACGTTTGCGTCTTTGGGCCACTCCGAAGTATTGAGCGTCAAGCACCCTGTAGCCGAACCCATACCCGCAGATTGCCAACCCTCCGAGGAAGCTACCAAAGTCCCGTCCATCAGAGGAGGACAAAAGGCCGGGGACGTTCTCCCAGACCAGCCAACGGGGGCGATGTTGTTTAGCGATGGCAAGATAGGTAAGCATGAGGTTACCACGAGGGTCATCCAATCCTTTTCTGAGTCCTGCGACTGAGAATGATTGGCAGGGAGTTCCTCCAACGAGAACATCGACATTTGATTCAATTTGCCACTCCTTAAATTTTGTCATGTCACCAAGGTTGGGGACTGTTGGGTAGTGATGTTTTAAAACTTGGCTCGGAAAAGACTCGATTTCTGAGAAAGCCACAGGATTCCAACTTAGAGGATGCCAAGCAACTGTTGCTGCCTCTATCCCGCTACATACCGATAAATAGTTCATTCAAGAGTTCCATCTTTAATTCTGTTCATATACTCTCGGATTCTGTCTCTAGCACCCGTACCATAGATTCGCTCTGCCCTTTCGAGTCTCGCCCTAATTAAGTCACGATTCTTTGATGACTCCCAGTTTCGATAAAGCTCTCTTGCCTCAGACTGCTCGAGGATTACCCTATCACTTGGGTTCTCTTTGTTACGTCTACTCCAAGTCACCTGTAAGCTCCAATGCTTTGTTTATCAGGTGTATCGGAAATGGTACGCCTTCACGCACCTTGTCCAACAATCTCATTGCGTCATAGTGGCTCACGATTTGTTCCTTAATTGAGCCATAGCCTGTCGAATATGTTCAGGCATGGGTACGGCTTTTTTTCTATCTGCTTCTATCTTGGCAAGGGCAGGATCAATTTGCGCTTCAACTTTGATCCCAAAGGACTCTGGGATTTCTGCCCCATCCCATCTTTGTTGGTTCAAGTAGACCAAAGGTGCAGGAATAAAAGCACCATCGTCTTTTCTCCAAGCATCAGTAGTTTTCATCCACTCTATGTGCTTGATGATCTGGTCTGCACAGGTATCGCAGTAAAACTTCTTCCACTTTGCCAAACAAGCAGCCTTGCCGCCTTTTCTAAATGACTTAGGCCATGTTGCCCAAAACCTTTCAAAGTTATCCATTACTCAGCCTCCCTTACGCCTATCATTTGTTCAAAAATCCAATCTTCATCATCTTCATCTTCTAGCTCAAAAATCTCATAACGCTTGCAAGCATTACAAGCCCAAGCCTTTCTGTTGTTTGTTAATTGATGTTGTCTAACAATCCCACCGCATTTACAAATTCTCATAGCCACTCCTTTTTTAGAAGTATTACCCGTCTACTTGTATTTGTTAATCCGTACTTTCCCTATATATGCTAGTTCAGTTCAGTCGGGTTCGTAATTGGCAAATACTCACCTAATCCTGAGTTAACAAGATTAGTGAGTACCTATGCTAGTTTCAGACAAGTCTGGGACATACATTGGGCTATACCTTACTGATTGCATAGCTTGCAGGATTACACGCCTCAGAGCGTCCTGTCTGCCCGTTCCTGCATCCCTTTCGGGTCACTCATGTGGGCTTGGCTTGGGACAGTTCCCCCGTAGCCTCTCAACACAGTTACGGCGGCCTTACGAGCGGTCTACCTGTGTCCAGTCTCTTATGGCTAGGTTCTGAGTCCTACTTTATTTGCAACGAACTTTGGTCTGCAATCCAATCAGTCCCCAAAAGCAAAAACCCCTCAAATAACTCTGGTGGTCTTGGCTCTTGGCGAGAGCAACAGCAAACGAATGAAGCGAATCAAAAGTTAGCTTGCCGTCTGACAAGACCGCCACAGGTATCTGAGGGGTTAACTAATCCGCTTCTTTCGTCTGATGCCACTCAGACGATTTGGATTATACACAATCTTTCTTGATGTCAAGAGGTTTTTTTCAAATAAATTGATTATTTGTGATTTCTTTAGTGAAATTAGGATTGCCTTTGTAGAAGTTTCTAGCCTGATTGTTCATCACGGCATACTCAGACTTGGTAAAAATACCCTTGGCATTGCGTACATCAAAGGGATTTAGCTTGTCATAAGGCTCATCATTGGCGGCTTTTGTAGCCTCAATCATGTGTGGCTCTAGGGTGTATCTACAGACCCAAGCACGATGCACCTTGATTTTCTCAACAGTAAGCTCTTTTTTGCGAAACATCTTCTTGCAAGCAGCCACGATGGAAGTTCTTGGGATGCCTGTTAGATTCTCCATCTCATATGCAGTAAGCGATCCATTCTGTAAAGCTCGAATAATTGCTTGTTGGGTCATTTGTATAAGTTCTCCAGGTTGATTTTGCGGTTTAGGTGTATCTCTATTGCCCTACCAAATAAAGCAGTCATAGCGGCTTCTAAGTCCTCTGGTTGGTTGATGTAAGCGTCAGCCATTGTTTCTGCGTAAGAAAGCAATGTTTCAGCACATTGGTATTCAATTTTTTCGATGTTCATGGTCAGAATAGTAGTGTTGTTTTTTAGTCTGTCTATTAGGGTTTATCCTAATTAAATAGTTGGAAAAGGTGTGGCACATTAGTGGCGTGGACATAAATTAAGCCACATTTTTAACAGGAGTGAATATGCCGATGCTTAATGGAAAGAAGGTCGTAGACCTAGAAGTAGATGGAGTAGATTCAAGAGATTATCCAGATTTCTCTGATGCCTACTTCTCAGATGGATACTACGAAGATGGGACACCTTTGACAGAAGATGAGTTAAACAAGCTCACCGATCTGGCGGGTGATGTTGTGTGGGAAATGGCTTTTGATAGTCTCACATGAAAACACTATTTCAGTTCTTTGTGGAAGAGTTCTCAGACATCCACTACTGCCCCTATTGCCTGTCAATTAAGGGAGATAAAATAGTTTGCTGCCAAGAAGCAGACTTTATCGAGTTCAAGGATTTAGACCTTGACCAACAAAAAGCAATCATTGAAGACGAGTTCGATACTTACAGGAGTTAATATGAACACTTATACACAAGACCCAAACCAACCAGGCACTTTGGTTGAGCGCAAAGAGTTAATTGCAAAACTGTTGGCAACAAATGTCAATGGTCATATTGAGAAAAAGAATGGTCTGTCCTACCTGTCATGGGCTTGGGCATGGGCAGAAGCCCTCAAAGCTGATGCAGACGCTACTTACAAGGTAGAGATGTTCGATGGCAAGTGCTTTATGGACATTAACGGCACAGCAATGGTGTTCGTTACAGTTACCATGTTCAAAAAGCCAATGACTTGCCAATTGCCCGTCATGGACTATCGGAACAAGGCTATCCCCAATCCTGATGCGTTTGCGGTCAATACAGCCATTATGAGGTGCATGACCAAGGCTTTAGCCCTACATGGACTCTCTCTATACATCTATGCTGGTGAAGACTTGCCAGAAGAGGGCAGATCAGTCGTTATCACCCCTACTCAGGGTGCAACAGACAACATTCCTATGGAGGAATTACGATACCTAGAGGAATTAGCAATTGAATTGATTGCTACTTGCGAACAGGGTGATCCCAAGGCAGCTTGGGTAAAATTGGAAGAGCAGAACCTAGACGGGGAACAGAAAATTGCCCTCTGGACACTTCTGCCAAGCAAAGTGCGTACATCATTAAAAAAGGCTAAGGAGCTGTAAATGGAAAAAAGAAATAACTCAGGGGTTTTATTTAAAGCCGACAAAGTAGAAAACGAAAGGTCGCCTCAGTACAAAGGAAATATTACTGTTGAGGGTAAAGACTATTGGATTTCGGCTTGGGTAAAAGAGGGCAAATCAGGCAAGTTCATGGGTTTAGCAGTATCACCCAAGGAAGACTATCAGCCCAAACAAGCCCCAAAGAAGGCAAGTATTGCAGACGAAGATATGCCCTTTTGAGTTAATATAAACCCGAGGGGAGAGCTGTGCAAAGGATTTTCCTAGCTTGCAGACGAGCAGTTTTCCCCTCACCCAATAGGAGTGAATGATGACATTAGATAAAACATGGTTTGGTGGTGCAGTAGAGAAATTCTTTGGTTCACCAGCTTTTAAGTTGGTTAGAAAAGAAGACCCTACAACGAGCCATCAGGCGGCTCAAGCAGTTGATACCACCAAGCTAGAAACAATGGTCTATGAGGCTATTAAAGGCTTTCCAGAGGGATGTATCTCAGACGACATCCTTGGTATGTTCCCAAACTACCCATATTCCTCAATAACGGCAAGGTATCGTGCTTTGTTAGACAAGGGATTTATTGAAGTGTCGGGTGTCAAACGAGGCAAGTTTGGCAGAAATCAACGGGTTATGAGGGCGATAAAATGATAGAACTGCCACCCCATTCAAAGATCAGTTACCCATCTATTCCCATGAAAGACTTTAAGTGGGAATCAGGATCGGATGTCCAAGCACTATGGAGAAAGCATGGATGGAGTCCACCTTCGGAAAAAATGCTGCCACCACCACCCGAAAAAGTAATGGAATTAAGGAGAGTTAGATGAGTTATGCCGATATAGAGATGAAGATAATCCAATGGGCAGAAGCCCGTAAGATTATCCCTAATAGCAACCCAGAGTCTCAGTTACTTAAAGCAGTTTCTGAGATAGGAGAACTAGCAGATGCCACCATCAAAAAGGACAAAGAAGCTATTTTGGATTCTGTTGGTGATGTCATGGTCTGCCTTATTAACTACTGCGCTCTTCAAGACATCAATTTGGTAGACTGCATGGAAATAGCGTATGACCAAATCA